CGCCCGTCACCACCTACGACACTCCGCTGCCGGTGGACTTCGTTCCTCCGTTGCAGAATCCCGCGCCCGGCGGTCTGTACCCGAACGTGTTCTGGACCCGAAGTAGGGACTGATGAGCCGTCGCGGCACCTGACCGGAGTCCACGTCCGACCGGCTGGCAATTTCGGCGGCGATCAGGCGACCGGCATCTGGGAGTCGGCCTGGTGTTCGGTTCCCGACCTCGACGGCGAGCGCAAGACCGGCGACCGTCCCGACGGTCTCGACCCGTTCGAGCCGGTTGTGGTTTGGAGCTACGACGCCTGCGACCTGACCGAGCCGAGCCGCGCCGAGGTGGAGCAGCGCGCCGCGCAGTTGCTTCGGATGCGCGAGTCGGTCATGGTCGCCCGCGAGTTCGCCGGGAGGCTGCTGGCCGACGCCGCCGACCTCGGGCCGGTCCCGACTGTCGATGATCCGGTAGCCGCGCTGGCCGCGCTTGAGGGCGAGCTGGCCGAGGCGAACGTGGTGGGCTACCTCCACCTGTCGCCCGAGTGGCTGCCGGTGCTCACCTCGGCGCAGCTCATCGCCCGGGCAGGCACGAACTGGACAACCCCGGGCGGGCACCGGCTGATCCTCGACGGCGGCTATGTCGAGGGCCTGGGGCAGACCATCGTCGCCACCAGCGCGCCCTTGTTCGGCTGGCGTGATGCGCCCCAGCTCAGGACCACGCTTGACGAGCGCGCCAACCTCTACATCGCAATCGCCGAGCGGTCGGTGACCGTCGGGTATGAGGCTGTGGTGGCGGCGGTGGAGATAGTGCCCGCGCCATGACGAGGATGACCACCGCCGAAGCCGCCGCGATCATGGCCGAGACCGACTACGACACCGAGGCCGACGCCGACCACGGCACCGAGGCCGAGACCCGCTACGACGGTCCCGTCTGCCAAGTGTGCGGCGGGCCGTGCCGTCAGTGGAAAGGCTCGGTCCACGGCTGGACGTGCTCGGCCTGCCTGGACCGCTACCTCGCCGAGGGCGCGGCGCGGTGGGACGCCAAACCGGCCAAGGTGCGCGAGAAGATTGCGCGCAACCTCCGCCAGAGCAACGACACCAGGACTTCCGGCGTCACTGCGAGCGGTGATCGGCGGCGGGACGGCGGTGGACAGCAGCTACGTGCCGCACCTCCGCTCCCGGCGTCGATCCCGATGACCCCCAACAGAAGGGACGAACCATGACCAGACCCGTGACCACGCCCGTGACCCGACCCAAGCCCGGGCGGCTGACCCTGGCCGACCTGACCGCCCGCGAACTTGACCACCTCCAGACCTGCGTGCATGAGGCGGGCCACGCCGTCGCGGGCGTGCTGCTCGGTGCCCGGCTCCGCTCGGCGGTGGTGACGCACAGCCGCCTGTGGAGAACCGAGGGCCTGACGACCTTCGCCGACCGTCCCTACGGGCGCGATGCGGAAATCGCCTACGCCGGGCCGTGGTCTCAGGCCCGCTGGCGCGCCGGGCGGCGACCGACCATGCGGGAGCTGTACGCCGTGCTGAACGGGACCGGATACAAGGACGAACGCGCGCTGATCGCCGCCGGAGGCACCCACCTCGGCCACAGCGTCACGCCGTTGGTCGAACGGTGCTGGCCTGCGGTGATCAGGACCGCGCAGCACCTTCACCGTGCCGGTGAGGCCAGCGAGGCCGACGTGCTGGCGGCGCTGGGCGTTGACGACGGCGGCGGGGCGACCTCGGTTCAGCTTGCCGGCCTCCGCTCGGGCTGCCGGTCGGTGCCGCCGCTGGCCGTGAAGGCGACGAAGCAGCGGGCGTCAGCCGACGCGAAGCAGGCGAGAGTCACGGCCTGACGTTCGCGGTCACCGCGCGGCCTGGCCTCGGAGGCGCGGCGACCGGACTCCGGTAACAACCCCATCCACCGAAAGAGCAGCACCATGACCGACAAGCCGACCACCGTCACGATCACCAGCGCCGACCGCAGCCTGACGTTCCTGGAGGACTACTGCTCCAAGTGCAATCCGCTCGGCCATCACCATCCCGACTACGGGATTCGCGTGGTCGCGCTGACCACGCCGACCTCGGTGACGTGGAGCGGCGGCAAGCGCGTGATCTGCCGATACCGCTGCCGGAGCTGCGGGCACGCCTGGCAACGCGAAGACCTCTGGACAGCGCGAAGCGCCGGGTTCGCCGCATGAGCGTCCTGACATGACCGCCGCGACCGCTGAGCCGGTTCGCACGCTGACCGCCGCCCGCGCGCTGCAAGCGGCTAGAGACCGTCGGCGACCGGCCTCCCCCGCCGAGCTGGCTCGGCGGCTGGACCCTAAGTTCGTGGTGACACCGACCATCCGGCTGCTGTCGGACATCGCCGTGGCCTCGGTCACCGAACCGGACTGCCGCGACATCGTGACCACTCCGCCGCGCACCGGCAAGTCCCGGCTGCTGGCCGTCTGGACCGTCGTCTGGGCGCTGGCCCGTGACCCTGACCTCCAGATCATCCTCGTCAGCTACAGCGACGAACTGGCTGAAACGCACAGCCGCGAGGCCCGGCGCATCGTCAACGACCACGCCGACTTCCTCGGCTTCCGGCTGAGCCAGGACAAGACCTCGGTGGGCCGGTGGCTGGTCGATGGGCGCGCGGGCGGTCTGCTGGCGACCGGCATCAACAGCGGCGTGACCGGCCACGGTGCGGAGCTGCTGATTATTGACGATCCCGTCAAAGATGCCCAAGAGAGCGATAGCGCCGCCCACCGACGCCGTGTGCTGGGCGAGTACCGCTCAAGCCTTGCGACCCGCGTCCATCCCGGCGGCTCGGTGCTGCTGGTGATGACCAGGTGGCATCCTCAAGACCTGGCCGGTGAGCTGCTCGACAGCGAACCCGATGTCTGGACCCATACCAACGTGCCAGCGGTCAGCGAATCGGGCGTCCCCGATGCCCTGAGCCGCGCGCCGGGCGTGGCGATGACCTCGGCGCTGGGTTTCACGGCGGAGCACTTCGCCGCTGCCCGTCGGACCTCGGGGGAGCGGGCCTGGTACGCGCTCTACGCGGGCGTGCCCGCCGCGCCGGAGGGCGGTCTGGTCAAACGCGAATGGCTCGATCAGTGGCGGCTACCGGCTGCGCCGCGCGGGCCGGTCAAGACCGTCGTCGGCGTAGACCCCGCCGACTCCGGCTCCGGTGATGCCTGCGGCGTGGTCGCGGCGTCACTGACCGTTGAGGGCGTCGTGTCAGTGATCGCCGACGTGTCCGCGCCGATGACTAGCGACCAGTGGGCCAGGGCGGCGGTGGACCTGGCCGTGGACGTGGGCGCATCGGAGATTGCGGTCGAAGGCTTCGCCGCCCGCGAGACCTACCGGAGGGTCGTCTCAGATGCCCTCAGGCGCGCCAGGCTCGACCGGCCCATCAAGGTCACCACCTGGCCACCGAAGGCCAGCGGTCGCGGGCAGGGGGACGCGGTGGCACGGTCGGCGGCGCTGCTCCAGGCGCTTGAAGTGGGCACCGCCCGCATCGCCGGTCACCTGCCCGACCTGGAGGCGGCTGCGGTGACGTGGCAGAGCGGTCAGCACCAGCCCGACGCTCTGGCGGCGTTGGTGGTCGCGCACGACGTGCTGGTCCACTCCATCGGCGGTCAGGTCGGCTTCAGCTCGCCGCTGGACACCGAGCGCCGCGCCCGCGAGGGCACGCTGCCGCCGCCGACGTACCTTCGCCGCCGGATCGGCTGAACGGCTCGCGTGACCGGGCGGCGCGCTGGCTCATCTGCGAGGCTGCGCGCCGATAGCCGGGGACCGGCGTCTGCCGACCAGCAAGCCCGGGTAATTCAACGGCCTAATCGAGGAACTGACAAACTCTTAGCGGGCTGTGTAGATGCCGTCCGTGGGAAGGCGCATTGTCAGTATGAGCGGGAAGCAGATCAAGCTGTTCCTGATCGACGGGACGCCCGGCGGATTGACAACCGCTGAGATAACCAACTGGACCGGCCATGTGTTGTCAGCCGGCCGTTCGGACCTAGCGGATCTTCTCAAGCGCGACGAGGCGCAACGCACGGGAGCCTACTTGCTGCTGGGCGACGACGAAGAAGCCGTCGGCAACATCCGCTGCTACATCGGAGAGGCCGATATTGTGGCCGACCGGCTTCGCTATCACCAGCGTGAAAAGGACTTCTGGGATCGGCTTGTCGTCATCACGTCGAAAGACGCCAACCTCACCAAAGCCCATGTCCGCTACTTGGAATCCAAGCTCATCAGCTTGGCCACCCAAGCTGGCAGGGTCACCCTCGACAACGGCACTGGTCCCACTCTCCCGGCGTTGCCCGAAGCGGATAAGTCGGATATGGACTATTTCGTGTCCCAACTGCAAATCGTCCTGCCGGTGCTCGGCGTCAACGCCATTCGGGTTCCGCAGCCGACCTCCCCGCCTCCCGCGCCCGCCGAAGCGACCACATCACCGATATTTCGGCTCAGCCAACGCAAGCTCAGCGTTGATGCTCAGGCACAGCAGATCGACGGGGAGTTCACCATGCTCGCCGGTTCGGTGGTGGTCGCGTCGTGGCATGGGGTTGGCAAAGCTCAGAGCACCAGGAAGGCCTACGCCTCCTACCGAGCACAGCATGAGCAACTGGTCGCAAATGGTGCCATAGCCATCGAAGCCGGGACAGGCCGCGTGACCCGCAACATCGTCTTTCCCTCCCCATCGACTGCCGGTGCCGTCGCTCTCGGGCGGTCCTGCAATGGCCGTACAGCGTGGATTTCCGAGCAAGGAACCTTCGGAGAGTGGGAGAGCCGGGGCGTCGAGTAGTGCTGTGCTCGACAGCGGTGGAACGCCGTTCCGTTAGCTATCGGACCACCTCGGTATCCGGTTGTAGCCGATAGCAGGATTGTTTGCCCCAGTCTCCCGAATCAGCTTGATCTCCATCGCGCGAAGTTCGGCGTCGGTGGCGGTCTCCGATTCCCAGAGTATTTCTTTCCGCAGAGTCAGTTCGAACCGATTTGGTTCGAGTTTGAGGTCAGCGGCAATCTGCTCGTAGGCGCTCGGGCTGCCTAGGTAGAGCACTGACCCCGTCAAATCCATGCCAACGTAGATTTTCCCGTTCGGGTACGTGATCTTGTAGACCTGCTTGCGCCTTGGCACGGCCTCTGAGAGTAACTCACGCCCGGTCTTGGCCGGGCGTGGCCAGAGTCGGGGCGTCGGGTAGTGCCGCGCCTAAGCGGGGAACGCTGTTCCGTCAGCTACCGGACCACCGTGGAGTGAGGTTATAGCCGACCGCAGGATTGTTTGCCCCAGTCTCCCGAATCAGCTTGATCTCCATTGCGCGGGCCTCCGCGTCGGTCGCGGTCTCTGATTCCCAGAGGATCTCCTTGCGGGCGGTCAGGTCGAGGCGATGCTCCACCAGATCGGCGGCTATACGTTCCTTGGCTTTGACACTCGGGCTCCCGAAGTAGGAAGGCACGCCAATGAGGTCCATGCCGACGTAAATCTTCCCGTTGGGGTACGTGATCTTGTAAACCTGCTTAAGCCTTGGCACGGCCTCCACCGTAAACGCGGACACATCGATGGACCGGGCACCTGCCCGACCTAAAACAGGCGGCGGTCAACTGGCAGGCCGGGAGTGTCGTACCGACGGCCTAACATGTGACGAGTGAGCATGGGCAATGGACCAGCGACGGCGGGCACCGCTGCGCACTACAAGGTGCGTCAGGTCTTCGTTCCCGGTGGTCGTCCCACCATCACCTACGTGCCGCGCGGATCCCTCGGCCTGGAGAACGAGGTGGCCGACTACCTCGTTAGCCGCCACAAGATACTGAGCGTTTCCGGCCCGACGAAGACGGGGAAGACGGTCCTCTTGAGGAGTCAAGTAGGCGACGACTTCGACCCGATATGGCTCTCCGGCGGCGCGATCACCACCGTCGACGACTTCTGGTCAACCATCGCCGACGAACTTGAGTTGCCGACCGAAACGGGGATGGACGGCGGCATCAGCCACACGCAGTCCGGCAAGATCGGTGGCGAATTGTCTGGCGGCTTCATCAAGGGCGGTGGCGATAAGGGCAGCAGCGTCACTCGAGATCGCAAAATGACGGAGCGCACCGCAGTGTCGCCGAAGAGGGCAAGTCGGAGGAAGCTACAGGAGGATTCGAACCGGGTCATCGTCGTCGACGACTTTCACTATGTACCTCCCGATGTGCAGGTCGAAATCGTCCGTGGCCTGAAAGACCTAGTGTTCGACGGGGTGGGGTTCATAGTGGCCGCCGTGCCACATCGAGCTTACGACGTCGTCAAGGTCGAAAAGGAGATGACGGGCCGGGTCGCTCAGTTGGAAGTCGGCTTTTGGAGTGACGACGACCTCAAGAAGATTGCGAAGAGGGGATTCTCCGCGCTGAACCTAGTCGTCAGCGATGCCCTTGTTACGCGGCTTGTGCAGGAAGCGTTCCAGAGTCCGCACCTGATGCAGGAGTTCTGCAGGCAGTTGTGCGCCGACAACGGCATCACCGAGACTTGCGACGCGCCAGCCGGTATCGGTGAGCCCGATTGGGACGCGTTCTTCTCGCGGCTCGCTCCAGGGGCGTCCAAGGCCGCATTCGACCTTCTTGCGCGGGGACCCCGTCAGCGATCCGACCGTAAGGTTCGGCATCTGCGCGACGGGCAGGAGACCGACATCTACGGTGCTGTTTTGCGAGCCATCGCGCACACAGGCCCACTGACGGAACTCACCTATGAGCAGCTTCGCTCGGCGCTCCGTGCGGTTCTAGCGTCATCTGACGAACCACCGCAGAAGCATGAGGTCACGCGGGTCTTGGACGAGATGACCCGCATCGCCCGCGAACAGATCGACGGAGAGCCGGTAGTCGACTACGACGGTGAACTTGCAACGCTCTATATCTCGGACCCGTACTTTGCTTACTGGCTGCGATGGGGCACCCACGCGATTGGCGGCGGCGAGGCCTGATAACCGCGCCGGTCCAGACATGCTCACCTGGCGTATGGCCTGGGCTGTGTGAGCTCTCGCACCAGATGCCCACCCTGGCTGACCAAAGCGCCGCTTGGTGCCATAATAGCCCGGATATAGCCCGGACCACCTGAAAACATGCTCTGACCTGGTGCCCCCGGCAGGATTCGAACCTGCGACACCGGCTTTAGGAGAGCCGTGCTCTATCCCCTGAGCTACGAGGGCGGACGGCCTGAGCTTACCGGGATG